ACTTGAGGGAGTGACAAATAGCATATTTAAACGTGAAGATGTTGAACATATTGCTGAAGAAAGAATGAAGATTTGTCTTTTTTGTGATCTTTATACAGAAAATGATGATGGTTGTTTAGTTCCTGGAACCACTCCTTGCTGCAATGAAAAAATGGGAGGATGTGGATGTTCACTAAAGTTTAAAATAAGATCTCTTAGTTCTGAATGTCCAATGGGACATTGGAAATCTGAGATGACACAAGAAGAAGAGGATTTATTAAATCAAAAGCTAGGTCTTAATTAAATATTATGGTAGTAAAATTTATTCCTGAAAACCACAAATATTATAGTTTAGAACCTGATGATATTTCTTGGTTAAGTGTCACTTCTTTTATTTCTAATTTTAAGCAACCTTTTGATGCAGATGCTATTGCTTTAAAATCTTCAAGGAGTAAAAAATCCAAATGGTATGGACTTACACCAGATCAAATTAAAGAAGCTTGGAAAAACGAAGCTAACAGAGCTACATCACTAGGTACATGGTATCATAATTGTAGAGAGAAAGATCTTTCTGAATTAAAAACAATAGAAGTTCACGGTGTAGAACTACCTGTTATAAACCCTATTGAAAAAGAAGGTGTCAAGTATTCTCCTAACCAAAAGCTTGCCAACGGTATTTATCCAGAACATTTTGTCTATTTAAAATCAGCTGGAATATGTGGTCAGTCAGATAAGGTTGAAGTGATTAATAATGAGGTGTATGTAACTGATTATAAAACAAACAAAGAAATTAAGCTAGAAGGTTATACTAATTGGGAAGGAGTTTCTCAAAAGATGTTTGCTCCTGTTTCACATTTAGATGACTGTCATTTAAATCATTATGCATTACAGCTTAGTATGTACATGTTTATGATTTTAAAACACAACCCCCGTCTTGTATTTGGTGGTATGACAATACACCACGTTTTATTTGAAGAAGTGGGTAAAGATAAATACGGAAATCCTATTACAGCTTTAGATTCTAATGGAGATCCTATTGTAAAAGATATAGTGCAATATGATATTCCCTATTTAAAAAAAGAAGTGATTTCTCTTATTCACTGGTTACAAGATAATAGACATAAACTAAAAAAAGTCTAATGATAGTTCAGACAATACACGAAATAGTCAATCCATTTGATGTATATGAAAAAAAGCACGGATATGGTGTGGCATTATTTATGATTGCTGGAAGCATACATTCTAATCCACAGTTTATAGTGAAGTTTTATAAAACAGGCATACTTCGTACAGTGGACCAAAATGATTTAGTAGTTTATGGTAATCCTACGGCCGGAGAGAAGCTTAACCCCGAAGGTATTCAGGTTACAAAACAAGACGTGGAGTGTCTCTAAAGAAAAACAAATGGTTAAATTATTTGACATACAGAATAGTAGGGTGATTCCAACAGAACACTGTTACACATTAAAGTTTTTAAAAAATATAATGGATGAATATCCAGATGATTATTTAAAAATTTATTCCTATTTATTTTACATGACATGTCCTAGTCCGGACGTAAATCCATTTTTTGATGTACCAGAATCAGAAAAAGAAGAACTCATTTTACAACAAGTTGAAGCTGACTTTTCGCCTGAAGAAGATCTTATTCTTAATGCTTTTGAAATGTGTAAAAAGCTCTACGAAACACCAACGTACAGAGCATATGCTGGTATTAAAAGCATGCTTGATAGGTTTGCTAAATACATGGAGACCACAGAAATTGAACATGGTAGAGACGGTAACATTACAGCACTTGTTAATGCCGCAGCAAAGTTTGAAGCAATACGTCAGAGCTTTAAAGGCACACTACGCGATCTGGAAGAGGAACAACAAAGCCAAGTGAGAGGTGGGCAACGTTTAAGTTATGATCAAGAATAACAATGTAAGGTGGTGAAACTGGTAGACACGCCACCTTGTCTCGGTGGTGCTTTTACTAATAATAAAAGCTTGGACGTTCAAATCGTCCCCTTACAGCTTAAAAAACCCAATAGGGTTGGATGAATAAAATGTTTATAGAAGTTCCTACATATGAAAATAATCAATGGACTACAACATCTTTTTTTACAAGAAAAGACTTTGCAGATTATATATTTTCTATATTTAAAGAACCTGGTGAATATAATTTTGATGAAAGTTCTTTAGTATTTAATTCAGAAGGACGTAAGTTTAGAAAACAAGGTTTTTATTGTGCTGCTCCATTTAAATCCAAAGACTTTAGAATTTACTGGGATGACCAGAAAATAAAGTGTAAATCAGGCATTATTGTCAAAAATGATAATAGTGAATGGTATATCAGTCGTGACTACTATATGTGGCTTAACTTTCTTCCCATATATGATAAGGAAGAAAAAAAGTTTGATTTTGCAAAGGTGAGAGATGCTCAATATCACATGGCTCTTTATGAATTATTAGGAGAGCTTAATTACAAGCATGCTATTATTCTTAAAAAACGTCAAATTGCTTCTTCTTATTTTCACATGGCTAAGCTGATTAATCAATGGGTTTTTGAATCAGGTTCCATTTGTAAAATAGGATCTTCTCTAAAAGATTATATTAATGAAAAAGGTTCTTGGAAGTTTCTAAATGAATATAGAAACTTTATTAATGAACACACTGCTTGGTATAGACCAGCAGAACCTGACAAGGTATTTGCTTGGGAGCAAAAAATTAAAGTGAGGGTTAACGGCCGAGATACTTATAAAGGTCTTAAATCAACTATAAATGGTTATTCTTTTGAGAAAGATCCAACAAATGGTGTAGGTGGTCCCGTAACTTATTTCTTTCATGAAGAAGCAGGTATTGCTCCTAAAATGGATGATACATATGGATTTATTAAACCAGCTTTAAAATCTGGTGAAATAATCACTGGTCAATTTATTGCTGCAGGATCTGTGGGTGATCTTGATCAATGTGAACCTTTAAAAGAATATGTTCTTCATCCTGAAGAGAATGGTTTTTATGGTGTAAAATCCAATCTAATAGATAAAGATGGTACAATAGGTATCACTGGTCTTTTTATTCCTGAACAGTGGAGCATGCCTCCGTACATAGATGAGTTTGGTAACTCTATGGTGAAAGAAGCTTTAGAAGCTTTAGAGAAAAGATTTGAAAAAGCTAAGAGTGAACTAAAGCCTGAAGCATATCAGCTGGAACTTTCTCAAAGTCCTCGTAATATAGAAGAGGCTTTTGCTACAAGAAAAATAAGTGTATTTCCCCCACATTTGGTTTCAAAACAAATGCAACGTATTCAAGATAGAGAGTATTCAGTGGAATATCTGGAACTTTCTCGTGATGCTGAAGGAAAGATTGTAGATAAACCCTCTAGAAAGATTCCTATTATGGAATTTCCAATTTCTAAAAAACTAGAAAACAAAGAGGGAGTGATATGTGTATATGAGCGTCCTATGAAAGATCCCCAGTTTGGAACATATTATGCTTCTGTAGATCCAGTGGGAGAGGGTAAGACAACAACCTCAGATTCTCTTTGTGCTATATATATTTATAAAAACCCTGTAGAAATAATTAGAGATGACGGAGATGGTAAGGTGAAGAACAGTATAGAAAGAGATGGTATAGTTGCTTCTTGGTGTGGAAGATTTGATGATATTAATAAAACACATGAACGTTTAGAACTTCTTATAGAATGGTATAATGCATGGACTATAGTGGAAAATAACGTAGCTCTGTTCATACAATACATGATTTCTAAAAAGAAACAGCGTTATTTAGTTCCTAAAGACATGATTTTGTTCTTAAAAGATATAGGTGCCAACAGAAATGTCTTTCAAGAGTATGGTTGGAAAAACGTAGGTACACTTTTTAAGGGCACAATTCTATCTTATGGAATTGAATTTTTAAGAGAGGAACTAGATCATGAAACTAAGCCTGATGGAGAAATAGTTAAAACAATATATGGTGTTGAACGTATTCCAGACATCATGTTGTTAAAAGAAATGCAAGCATACAGAGATGGTGTAAACGTGGATAGACTTGTTTCTTTTTGTGCACTTATAGCATTTGCAAAGGTGCAACAATCTAACAGAGGTCTTGCTAAGCGTTTAGAGTATGGGAATAAAAAATTGGATAACTCACAAAAATTTAGTAAATTAAATTGGGGACCTTTCAGACACATGGGTTCTTCTGGAAGAGCTTCTAATGGTATGAAAATAGCTCGTTCACCCTTTAAAAACTTAAAATAATGGAAAACTCACTGTATCAAGATAAAGTTGCTATTCTAAGTAGATTAATAAAAGATAGTTCTCTCACGTTAGAAGAGGCACTTTTGCTTTTAAAAGAAGAAGATCTAGAAGAAGAGAAAGAAGAAGAAGAAGCTGTTGCAGAATCTCCGGTTAAATACTATCCTGGTTGGAACAATCCAATAATTAACACTCCTAATCCATATACTAATATTGGTAGTGGTACAACACCAGTTATTTATACTTATGATAGTACAGGAACTTGCACTACTGTTAGTAATCCAAATCTAGGAACTTCTGTCACTAATACGTTTCTTACAGTTGATCTAAATAATTAATAATCATGCAGTTATATAATGCTCTAGATCTAAAAGCTGGTAAAAAAGCTGAACATAAGAAGATGGGTACACTTACCCAGCCAATTCAGTTTTTGCCAGAAAAAGAGAAAGATGATGAATGGAGGTCTCACAATCTTGACTGGCTAGAGTTCCAAGGAATGAAGCAACTTAGACGTAATGCTCGTAGATTAATGAAAAACTACAAGCTTTCTAAAGGGCTAATTGACAAAACAGACTATATTATAGAAGAAGATAATGAGATGGCTGATCTAATAGACACTCTAACTAAAGAGGATGAATCAGCTTTAGAACTCAAATTCTATCCTATTATTCCCAACGTAGTAAATGTTCTATGTAACGAGTTTTCTAAGCGTTCTTCTCGTATTATGTTTAAAGCCGTAGATGATATTTCTTATAACGAGATGTTAGAAGAAAAAAGAGCTATGCTTGAAAACGTCCTTTTACAGGATGCTGAACGTAAGATGATGATGCAAATGCTCAATATGGGAGTGGAGTTAGATAGTGAAGAAATGCAAAAAGCAACAGCTCCTGATAATTTAAAACAACTTCCTGAGATAGAATCATTCTTTCGTAAAGACTATAGATCAATGATTGAGGAGTGGGCTTCTCATCAAATGAGTGTAGACGAAGAAAGGTTTAAAATGCAAGAACTTGAAGAACGTGCATTCCGTGACATGCTTATTACAGATCGTGAGTTTTGGCATTTTAGAATGATGGAAGATGACTATGAGCTAGAACTTTGGAATCCGTTATTAACATTCTATCATAAATCTCCTGATGTACGTTACATTTCCCAGGGAAACTGGGTAGGTAAGATGGATCTCCTATCTTTACCAGACGTTATTGATAAGTATGGTTGGATGATGACTCAAGAACAATTAGAGTCTTTAGAATCAGTTTATCCTGTCCGTTCTTCAGGTTATATGATACCAGGTTATCAAAATGATGGAAGTTATTATGACGCTACAAAATCTCATGACTGGAATACACAAATGCCTTCTCTTGCTTATAGACAACATATGTCTATACATGATAATCAATTTGGTACAGGTGATATTGTAGAATGGATTCTTTCAGATTCTGAAGATGTAGTGGATTTTGGTAAATCTCATATGCTTAGAGTTTCCACTATTTATTGGAAGTCTCAACGTAAACTAGGTCATCTTACTAAAATCACAGAAGAAGGTGAAATTATACAAGAAATAATTAGTGAAAAATACAAGGTTACAGATAAACCATTGTATAACACAGCTTTATATAAACAAAAGTCTAAAGATAACTTAATATTTGGTGAGCATATAGATTGGATTTGGATTAATGAAACATGGGGAGGCATTAAGATTGGACCCAATAGACCAGCTTTCTGGGGTCAAAATAATCCAGGAGGTATAAATCCTATCTATTTAGGACTTAATGGAGGTAAACCAGGACGTATTCCATTTCAGTTTAAAGGTGATAATACATTATATGGTTGTAAGCTTCCTGTAGAAGGAGCAGTATTTGGAGACAGAAACTCCCGTAGTACATCTATGGTAGATCTTATGAAACCCTACCAAATTAGCTTTAATATTGTAAACAACCAAATAGCTGATATATTAGTAGATGAGCTTGGAACAGTTATTCTATTGGATCAAAATTCTCTACCACGTCATTCTATGGGTGAAGATTGGGGAAAGAACAATTTAGCTAAGGCTTATGTAGCTATGAAGAATTTTCAGATGTTGCCCTTAGACACTTCCATCACTAACACTGAGAATGCATTAAATTTTCAGCATTATCAAGTGTTAAATCTTGAGCAAACAAATCGTTTACTATCTCGTATTCAACTTGCTACATATTTTAAAAATCAAGCATTTGAAGTGATTGGTTTGAATCCTCAACGTATGGGAGCTCAAATAGCTCAACAACAAACAGCTACGGCCGTAGAACAAGCTATGAATGCTAGCTATGCTCAAACAGAACAATACTTTATACAGCATAGTGATAATCTAATGCCTAGAGTTCATCAGATGAGAACTGACCTGGCTCAGTATTATCATTCCACTAAACCTAGTGTAAGACTAACATACATCACGTCTAAGGATGAGAAAATGAACTTTGAGATGAACGGTACAGACCTTCTTCTTAGAGATCTTAATATATTCTGCACTACTAAAACTAATTCCCGTGCTGTAATGGAGCAGCTTAAACAACTAGCTATTAATAATAATACCACCGGAGCTTCTATATACGATCTTGGAAATGTTATTAAATCTGAATCTATAGCTGAACTCACAGGTGTTCTTAAAGCTGCTGAAGAAAAAATGCTTGCTCAAAAACAACAAGAGCAGCAAATTCAGCAGCAAATGCAGCAAGAACTTATGGCTAGTCAGGAAAAACAAAAACAAATGGATCTTCAAGCTCAGGCCGATCGTGATGACAAAATGATACAGAAAGACATCACAGTGGCTGAAATACGGGCTGCAGGATATGGTTCAGCTGTAGATATAAATGAAAATAAGCAGTCTGACTATCAAGATGCTTTAGAAGGGATTAGAAAGCAGGAGAATTATCAAGAGCAAATGAACTTTAAACGTGAGCAAGAAGTAAATAAAA